GAGCGCTGCGCTGGTGACGGAGGTGCTGACGGTCGAGGCGGCGAGCGCCACTGCCTGAGAAGCGGAGAGCGCTGCGCTGGCGACGGAGGTTCCTGCGGTCGAGGCGGCAAGAGCCACTGCTTGAGAAGCGGAGAGCGCTGCGCTGGTGACGGAGGTGCCCACGGTGGAGGAGGCGAGAGCCACTGCTTGAGAAGCGGAGAGCGCTGCGCTGGTGACGGAGGTGCCCACGGTCGAGGCGGCGAGCGCCACTGCCACCCCACTAGCATCCTCTTTGAAAGCCATCCAGAGAGTCACCTGCTCTGTGGATGAAGTAGGGGTATTCGAAGATATTGCTGGCAATTCTAAAGGTGTATTCATCCCGACTGGAGCAATCGGAGTCCCACTGGTGGCTGCATTTGCTGAAGCAAAGTCAGAGAAATCAGCGTACATCATCACGCTGCTCTGCTGATTTCCGCTGATGTGTCTAGAAATGGTGGTTGTGCCATTTCCATAGATGCAAGAGTTCCAGATGTTAGATGGGAACTGGCCTGATCCATTCAGATTCGGAGCATCCCAATTCCCCCTATCGTTGATTCCCATTGCAAGAATCGTCATCTTTCCATCAAAGAAGGAACTAGACCATGGAGTGCTACCCAATCCTCCGGAATCAAACCATGTGAAGGTTCTGCTGGTTGCCTGTTTATCGGTCTGGCTCTGGAGTCCCACCATGCTATTGCTGCCAGCAGTCCCGCTAAAGTCAGTTGTCCCTACTCCTCGCCATACATTGATGCAGGCTGATGAGAATGAGTCAGGAACACTCAGATTGACCTCAACCAGATCATTGTTCCCAGTGTCAATATCCGCCGATGTAATGCGGAACCACCAAGCAACTACAGACCTATTGATGCTTGCTGTCCCGTAGTCATATGGAAAACTGGGCAAGTGCCACTCTTCTGGAGTGCTGGTAGTTCCGCCACCTGTAGATGGGACCGTGCAGTCCCATTGCGAGGCACCTGTACCAGTCGATGCCGATCCCTTGTTCCCTCCAAAGACAATGAAAACATCGCCCACAGAACAATTCGATTGGCCCAGAGTCCTATCATTCCCCCCTGTACCTTGACGGAATGAGACAGTGTCACCATTACCAGGAGCGACAAGGGTGATAGCCATTAAACCGTGAACTCAAGTTCAAAGGTCACAGTGCCAGCCTTATACGCTTTTGTCGGATAGATGGCTATCGGACCAGAGACAGTCCAAGGAGTTGTTGGGGATCCTGTTGGAGAAAACTTAGCACTGAAGGTATCGATTGCTAGGGATGAGATGTCGATGTCAGTGGAGAATGCTGGTGCCCTATCGACAATGGGATCTGATCGGTAGCCAGCATGAGTGGATGGGAAATAAGAGTTTCCTGAAGTCTGCAAACCGTAATACCAACCGAGCCATGCCTCTACTGACTCTCGATCTTTATCGTTCCATGCTTCATCGCTGATTAGGATTCTGGCAAAGTTTGCTTTGTTTCCATTCCAGGAACTACCCTCCTGGGCATTGCCGATGATCGATGGCGAGAATGTCCCGCTAAGATCTTGGCCCGTGATGATCTCGACTCCACGCCGCCAGCAGGACACTCGATCATTCGACAACCTCACCGCAGTGTGGATGTCTTTGTTCTTCATGTTTGTTGAGGATCCGGCAGTGGACTCGAACAGGTTCCCCGATTCGTCTTGAATCATAATGTTCCGATTTGAGCCAGTGCCATACATGGATGCCCTGCTAGCACTCCCGACATCCGACCCAAGCAGGGGCTTGTTGTTGTTGTTACCATTGTCGATCATTAGGGCAATTGAGAACGGTTCTCCGCTGGCGAAGGAGGGAGCAGGAGATGGCAGGATCAATCGCTCGTCACCACCGCTATTCACGAAATCAATGGCAGGGAAGCCTGTGATGAAATCGCCTGAACTCATCCACTCAGGCTCGTTCCCTGATGCCGCCGCAACGGTAGAACCATCGGCCCAGTTTGGAATATCTGTGATCGAATCCCCATCAGAAAGAACGCCGATGAGGGATTCAGGATTGAGATCTACGATGCAGGACTCAATGGGAATGTATTTCCCCACTTGAGATGCCGATGTATCAATGTTGAATGCAAAATCACCAGCAACAGTCTTCTTGGCTTTTACACTCAATAAGGAGGTTGCACCGTAGATCTTCAGATTCAGTGCAGCACCTTCATGGTTACCTGTAAGGGATCCATCCATCGTGACTGTATGGGTGCGAACTGGCATCGATCCTCCTCTCCAGGCAGCGGACAGCCGTATCCGTGCGTCTTCACCCGCCGACTTCTGACTGGGGGTTGCCAAGCGCACTGCTGGGCAACCCCCATCGGATGAGAAGGATGGCTAAGTTATGTCAGCGAGATCGAAATCGCCCCAGAGGCAAACGATACTGTGTCCCCGTCAGTGACAGGCTTCGCAGAATCGAGAGTACCGTGAGCGATCATCACACCGCCGGTTTCAGCGGTAAAGATCGCGAAGCCGGGGATCGCAACGCTACCGTTCCAGTTTCCGGTGATTGCCGCACCGCCATTGAACTCACACGGAGCGTTGCTCGTCATCACTGAAGGAGCAGCGTTCGTTGGAGTTCCGAAAGAGATGATCTCTCGGACATAATCCGTCCCTGAGTCCGCAACCTCTGCGCCTCCACTGCCGGTATTCGTTGGGTCAGCGGACCACAGCGCCATGTAAAGCGACCCCGCACCAGTGATAACAGTATTGCTGCCAATGTAGTCGAGGATATCCTGCGACCCTAAGTTGGTGAGCGTTCCAGCCATTTTAGTACCCCTTCAGGATCAGGCAATTGTCGTGACAGTTGCGTACTGCCAGATCGCTTGTCCTACTGCGTGACTCACTGAGACTCCGTACTGGTGTGCGTCGTTTGCGAAGGCGAAGTCGGAACCTTCTGCGAGTGCTTCGACTGCTGGAGTGGTCTCCTCCTGCAAGATGTACGGCTTGATCGCAGAGTCGCTGCGGAAGCAGTAGAACTTGGTGGCATCCGCCAGACGAGGATTCACGACGAGGCGCATATTGTATCCGCCAAGGCTCACCAAGTTGTTGGTGCGAGTGCCGGTGCCGTCAGTGATGATCGAGTTGCTCATTGCAGCGTTGGTCACGCCGAACAGCCCAACTGGAACCATCACAGTCAACTCCGAGAGTCCCTGGTTCATCGGTTCTCCACCACCGTCGTTGAACCCGAGCATCGCTTCGAGAGCGTCGAAGATTCCGACTTCCATCTCTGCTGCGGTGGGTACTGTGGCGGTGGTGGCGGTGAACCCGAGATCGTTGCTCTGATCTCCCGAGTCTCCCTCGGCGTGATCGGTGTCGAAGAAGAACTGCCCGTCATAGCAAGCGGTGGACTCTCCGGCGACGACAACTTCAGTCAGCAACTTTGCCCAGTGCTGTTGGGCGCGAGCAGCCAACTCGTTGATCCGCATCTGAATCATGCCGTGCTTCTCACGGCGAAGTTCGTCGCGCAAAATTTCCAGAGTCGCCTCGTACTTACGATTGACGATGGTCTGGCCGAAGGTCTCAAGGCGCGATGCGTCCCGAGTGCCCAACCATTCCCGCATGGCAGGGAGGCTCCCGAGCCACTTGTAAGTCTCGCTGGCTTGGTCACTTGCGACTCTCATGCCGATTGCAGAACACCATTCTGGTGGCTGAGTCTCTTCGAGTGCGAGGAAGATACGACCGATGATCGCCCGGCTTCCAAGATCTGACATTCCCATGCTGTACCCCCTATACGCTTCTGAGGCTTTCGGCCTCGAAGTAGACCATCACGGTCTTTGCCGTCGCGTCAACGACGCGGTGAACGGTTCCGACAAGCAAGTTACTGGTGCTTGTCTGCGAGAAAGTCGAGTCATCTGAAGCGTAGACTGCGTCGCCTACAGACGGAGTTCCGTCCGTGGTCAACCGCACGAGTCCACGACTGCGAACCTTGACATGAGTCTGAGTTCCCTCAACTGCTTTGGTGATTGCGAATCCGACGAAGTCGTCAGTGGCGACAAACGCTCCGACGGTGTCAACGGTTGGGTCAAGAGTTACCACTGCGCCTTCGTAAGCGGTGATTCCTGACTCCAGCGCGTAGTCGCTGAAGACGGGTTCGACCCCGGCTCCGAAGACTCTCGGGATATCTTTGGTTGCTGCTGCCATTACTGGCTCCTCCCTCTGATTGCGCCGAGGTCGTCGGCGGTCATGTACGCTTCGTAAACTTCAAAAGTCCCGAACTCTGCGGAGATCTTCGGGTCCGCGTTGAACGCGGCTTGCAAGTCGGTCTCTGGAGACTCCTCCTCGACGATACCCACTGGAGTCGGCGTGACCTCCGAAAGGTGTGCGAGTCGGGTTTCCACTTGGCCTTTTGCATCTTTGAGAAGAGCGGAGAACGCCTCGCTGGATTCCACGCCACTCTCGATCAGATCAGACGCGAGCGCCTGTTGATGATTGAGTGCGTGTGAGAGGATCGCAGTGATGCGTTCACGCTCGCTCTTGACTCCACTGTCGTAACCGTTCGAGAACCTGTCTTCAATCGAGGTCTCTGCCTCGTCAGAAACAGTGGTCTCAGCATCGAGAGGAGCAGTGAGCGCTGCTTCCTCCTGCTTCGCTTCCTGTTGGCCCACTTGGACCTCCATTTCCTTTTGCTCACTGCTAAAGAAGTGAGCGGTAACTTTTGCGGACCCGCTCGAAAGTTGAGCGGCATCTGTGTTTTCATCTGCGCCTAGTGCCGTGAAGGTCACTTCACGGAGGCTTGACTCTCGGAATATGTGTCCTGGGCCGGTGATCTGGTGCCCGTTCACTTCGGCGGTTTCCCCCTCCGCCAAGCGCTGCACCTTTTTGGGCGGGACATACACTGACCCTTGCCACGGAAAGCCACCTCGAAGGAGTGATAAAACGGCTCGACCGTCCTCGGTTTCCTCTGAGAATGTACCTTCTGCGATCAGTCCCTCGTCGGTCTTCTCGAACGAGTCAGTCCACCCTACGATTCTTTGCGAGTCATGATCTCGAAGCGCGGGTTTCTTTTTCCTACCGATTTTTAACCCTGCCAAGTCAATCGCGAAGTTGCCCCAGTAAGGGTGCTGGATCACTTGGCCTGAGTTAGCCACCATGCGGAACTTCGCTCTGGTGTCCTTCTTCTCGCCAACGGAAGACTCCTCGACCTGCCCACTGACCTCCGTGGAGGTGAGTTGCATCGCTCGGATAGGGATCTCTACTTCTTCAGTCTTATCCATCTGTTTCCTCTTCTTCTTCTTCTTCGACCGGCTTCCCGGTCTCGCCCTCCACGCGCAGGTCAAGTTCCCTGCGGAGCGCCTTCTCTCTGGCCTGTTGCTCCAGTACCTGCTCCCAGTCGCGACCCTGAGCAGCGGCCTCCACTGCGAGCGAGGACAGCCCTGCGTTGATCGCTGCGCTGGCGGCTTCGACCTCTTTCTTCGGATCCACCCACCCGTAGGACGGGGGAACCCAGCGGCTCCTGGTCAGTTCTTCACGGACTGAGGCGAAGTCTCGTACAGGGATGTCACCTCGGAGAAACGCTTCTTCAATGACCATCTCATATACGGGGGCGCAGAGGTGGTCAATAATCATTCTCTGCCACCGCTGAAAGACACGACGAGCCTCCAGCAGGGCGGCACGAGCAGAGGAGTAGTTGGTCTGGCTGAAGTCCTTTGTCAGGAGTTCAATCGGAAGCCCAAGCGCCCCACCGATGGTCTTCAGTTGTCTGGAGACAAAGTCGTTGTACGAGGTGGACAAGCCAGATGTGTTTGAAAACGAAATTTGCTCGCCCGGCGACATATATGTGACCATGCCCGGTTCTATGTCTGTGAGGCGCTGGTTACCGATCACATCGTCTGACCGGTTAATGGATGCGTTCACCGGGTCATCGCGAGTGACGAACATTGAGTAACAGGCGGACAAGCGCTGGGAGACCAGGGTGGCCTCGTTATATGACGAGAGCGACTTGAACGCGTCCAGCACCGGCGAGAGCATCGGCTCCCCCCTCGTCTGCCCCGGTCGGTGCAGGTTTGCGAGGTGGAGTATTAGTTTGCGGCCGTTGCTGTCATACGCAGGGATTCGACGATGGGTGCGCTTCGCTTTCCGTTCGTAGACTCCGTCGCCTGGATGGCTTACTCGAATGTAGTAGGCGACCGGGTTGCCGTGCCTCCCGAGTTCAACACCAGAGCGTCGGTTGAGTCTGCCGTTCGGTGCGTCGTTCACTCCTGGCGCTTCGACTCGGTCAGGCTCGATCAGTTCCAGCGCGATGGAGTACGGGACTCCGGGTCGGTCCACTCGAACAGGCATCACCAGGGATTCTCCGTTGAGAATGATGGACCGCATCACGGTGGCCTGGAGATCGTAGAAGTTGAACCGACGAGAGATGTCTGCGGTATGGATCCACCTCTCCCAGGCGGCTTCGCAAGCGCGCCGTATCTCGGCGGCTTTTTCGTCTGTCACTCCCATGCGAGATCCATTGATAACCGACTGCGGTCGAATCCCAGTCCCGACGATGTTGTCCACGAGTGTGTTCACTGCACCAGCGGCGACGGGATCATTGCGTACTAGTTCGCGTGACCGTTCGCGCAGTAGCGGAAGGTCTGGAAGTAAGTCGTAGTCGGCGGAGCCGGATGAAACCTGCCAGTGGCTGGAAAGTCGAGACCTCGAAGCGCCTTTGTAGTTTGAGAAAGCCTCGGTTGCTTTCCGTGCAGCCTGTCGCCGGAGCGCTGCCGCTGGAGACAAAAGCGAAACAGTGTTGTCGATGACGGTTGAAAGCCAACTCATTTAGGAGACTCGAATCGGATGTAGTTTGTTGTTGAGCCAGTGTTCTCTGCGTTGAGTTGTTTCATGAGCAACTTCTCCAGGCGCATCAACTCATCGAGCGAGTAGTGCGTGAGGTCTCTGCCAGAAATTGTGTAGGACTGGATTGCCCCGCCGTCAAGCAAGGCATCTATTGCAGTCCTCACTTTGTCGAGTCGCACTGTGGTGGTATTTGCCATATCACAACTGTCGGGTGCAGCGGTTAAAATGTCCAGGAGCCTTCTATGCTTGGCAGGATGCCGAAGATAGCCGAATACTGCCCGAGTATAGGGGTTGCAATGCAGGCCATTACAGGTGATACTTGTGTGTGTCAGGAGGAGTTGGTCCTGCTGACAGAGCGAAAGAAGGACAGCATGAACGAACAGAAGATGATCGCCGATGCGGCAAAGGACTGGAACGCAAGAGGTGGGGAGATCGGAACTCCGTTCGGTTTGATCAAGTTGACCGTCTCTGTCCGCTACAAAAAAGACTACGGCTGTGGCACCGTGTTCATGTCGGCAGTGGCTAACAGCAAAGATGTTTTTGATACTCTCGAGCCTAGGGCAACTTCAGGTGCAGTCGCTGGCGAAGTAGAACTCAGTGCCGGATGGGTCGCAGACGAGTTGGCACAGGGGGCTTCGATGGCGGAAATCGTCGCACAAGCAAGCCTGGTTTATAGACCGCGAGACTTCGCAGGTCTCGTCCGCTCGAACCGTGACCGAGGACGAGATCTTATGGACGGGATCTTTGAGTTTGACGCACAGGTCTCCAGCGCCTGAACCGAGCCGAAACCGGGGAGGGCTTTCCTCCTCGGCCAAACCGAAACGAAAGAAGGACAGCAATGACGCGACTACCGTTGAACGCGAGTTTCTACGAGATCAGAAAGAACAGAACTATAAAGGAGGCGACGGAGGAGAACGACACTCCTCGCAACATCGTGATATTCAATGAGACCTGTGTGATGAAGGGTCGTCGGTGGTCCTCGCCAGACGGTGAATCCGACTGGTCTGTTGACTGGGACGAGGAGACTTTCATGGATGTCTACGGGGAACATTTCCCTGACGG